TGAAATAAAATATTCTGGTTCATTTGAAGCCGGCGCCGATAGTGCTATAGGCTTCGATGGGGCAGGTACATTCTTAGTAACAGAAGGCGGATCTATATCTGGTTCAATTGTATCTACTGATAATAATCATTTAAATAAAGTTTTCGGTCAATCACCAAAATCAAAAGATTATCCATTATATGTTCAATATGGAAATAAAAATGCATCTACATTATTTAATGATATTGGAGATATAGCAATGTCATTAGAAAAAATTTCTTCTTTTGCATTAGCACAAGATTATAAAACTGCTAACACTCCATATATAACTTCACAAAAAATTGGAACATTAACTAAAAATTTATTAAAGTTTCATACTTTAGCACATGGCACTTCTGTAAATCATGAAGTTAAAATAGGTATCCGAGATATTAAATTAGCATCTGAAGTATCTGATCCGAACGGCTATGGTACGTTTACTGTAGAAGTTAGAAAAGTAAATACTTCAAATATTACTAATTCGCCATATGACTCCGATGATACAGATAAAGTCCCAGAATTAGTAGAAACATTTAGAAATGTAAATTTAGATCCAAATTCTTCAAGATATATATCAAGAATAATTGGGGATAGGTATACAACGATCACTTCAGACGGCGATCTTTTACAAAATGGAGATTATCCAAATCTTTCTAAATATGTTAGAGTAGAAGTTACAGATGCTGTTTCAAATGGTGCTGAAAATAAAGAATTAATACCATTTGGTTTTGCAGCTATAGAATCACCAATTCCAAATGTATCATCTAGTTTAAATTTAACAGCAGCATCATATGTAACATCACAAACTCCGTCTGGACAAGCATATAGTAGTAAAAATTATCATGGTTTTGATTATACTAATTTAAACAATTTAAATTATCTAGCACCAATTCCGACATCTAATAATACTACTGGTAGTAATGCTGTATTTTATCTTGGAGATGTAAGTCAAGATTCGGGAGCAGCTTTCCCTACTTTGTTAACACCATATAGTGGATCTATTCAAACTGTATTAGATGCTGGAACATTAAATACTAATATATCATTAAGTACGCGTAAATTTATAGTACCATTCCAAGGAGGTTTTGATGGAGCTAAACCAAATCTAAAAAAATACTCCGGAACTAATATTTCTGATGCTAATACATTTGGACATGATTGTAGTGGTACTGGTACAGCTGGAACAAAAGCATATAAAAAAGCATTTGGTTTATTAGAAAATACAGACTTCTTTGATATTAATTTATTATTAACACCTGGTATTATTGATAGCAAACATCCTTTAGTAACTACAGATGCTAGAAATTTAGTAGAAGAAAGACAAGATACATTTTATGTAATGGATACAAATGCATTAACTGATACTTTAGATACTGTAGTTAATCAAGTAACATCGATTGATAATAATTATACAGCAGGATATTTTCCATGGGTTAGAGTAATAGATCCAAGTAAAAATAAACCAATATATGTACCACCATCAGTCGTTGTCCCAGGAGCATTAGCATTTAATGATGCAATATCAGCTCCATGGTTTGCACCAGCTGGATTAAATAGAGGTGGTTTAGATACAACAATTGGAACATATATTAATCTTTCTCAAAAACAAAGAGATAAATTATATGAAGCTCGTGTTAATCCTATCGCTAACTTCCCTAATGAAGGAGTATGCATATGGGGTCAAAAGACATTCCAAGGAAAGGCAAGTGCATTAGATCGTGTCAATGTGCGTAGATTATTAATTGCAGTTAAGAAATTTATTGCATCAGCAACGAGATACTTAGTATTTGAACAAAATACATCTGCAACTAGATCTAGATTTTTAGGAATAGTTAATCCATATCTAGACCAAGTAAAATCACAACAAGGATTATCTTCATTTAATGTAGTAATGGATGACACTAATAATACTCCGGATTTAATAGATCAAAATATTTTATATGGACAGATATTTTTACAACCAACAAGAACTGCAGAATTTATTATTCTAGACTTTAATATACAACCAACAGGTGCAAGTTTTCCAGAATAGTAACATATAATTTTAATATAAAGGTAGGGTAATGCTCTACCTTTTTTTATGTTCGATATATTTATTAAAAAAAGGATTATAATGGCATTAGAAGATTTAACAGATGGCTCGTTAACCGATTTCGGATTAGATACTAATTTTAGAGATGCTGCATATAGTTGGGAACCAAAACGTACTCATCAATTTATTATGGAAATAGGAGGTATCCCGGGATACCTGATAAAAACTGCGGCAAAGCCAACATTAGAAAATGGCGAAATAACTTTAAATCATATCAATGTTGAACGTTATATGAAAGGGAGATCTAAATGGTCTGCGATGAGTATAACATTATATGATCCAATTGTTCCAAATGGCGCACGTGCTGTAATGGAATGGGTTAGATTGCATCATGAATCTGTAACAGGAAGAAATGGATATGCAACAACATATAAAAAACAAATATCATTAAAACAACTTAGTCCATTAGGAGAAGTTATTGAAGATTGGACATTACATGGTGCTTTTATTACTAGTGCCAATTTCGGAGGAACATTAGATTGGTCCGGAGAAGATGCAGCAACAATAGAGCTTGGACTTCGATTTGATTATGCATTCTTAAATTAAGAATATTTTATATATAATTTAATAGGGGCAATTAGTCCCTATTTTTTACTGTTTATATATTTATAATAAAGTTATAAGGAAATATTAATGAGTAAAGCAACTGACAGATTATCTAACAATCAACAATTAATAAATTTAGCAAAAGATCATTATGATCAAAAAAAGCATAAATCATTATTGCCTCCAACATTGGTACCGTTATCTAGTAAAGGTTTAGTATATGCAAAAGATAATCCTTTAAGAGAAGGATTTATTGAAATGCGAACTATGACTGCATATGATGAAGATATATTAACAAATGCAACATATATAAAACGAAATATAGCATTAGAAAAATTATTAGAATCATTAATAATAACACCAGGAATTTCAATAGATGATATATATCCATTTGATCAAGAAATAATGTTAATATCTGCTAGAATTTCAGCATATGGTAATGAATATCCTGTAATTGCAGTTGATCCAAAATCCGGAAAACAATTAGATAGAAAAATAGAATTATCAAATTTAAAATTACAAGAATTTAATTTAATTCCAGATGACAACGGAGAATTTGAATATATTATATCAGATGATATAAAAATTAAATTTGGTTTTTTAACACCAAAACAAAGTAAAAATATCGATGATGATCATTATATATCTACATTTTTACAACAAACAATACATGAAATTAACGGAGTGAGAGATACAGATCGAATTGCAGATTTTATTAAATATGAATTCTTACCTAAAGATAGTAAAAAATTTAGAACATATATTATAGACAATATGCCAGGAGTAGATTATTCCGTAGAAGTTGAAGGTGAAGATGGGAGCACCTTCATTACTAGGTTTCAATATGGATCAGACTTTTTTCGGGTTTAAATCAACAGACCGGAACTTATTACACGAAAAATTATTTGAATTATTATGGGTTGGTGATGGTCGTTGGTCTTTTAATGATATATATCATTTACCATTAAATATAAGAAAAATATGGGTTGCTAAATATCGAAAAATTAAAGATAGCGAACAGCGGCAATTAGATGAATATCGAAATAAGCCTAAATCTTCTATTGCTAGGCCCCCTAATATCAAGAAAAAATAATAAAATATTATATTTATTAATATATTTAACATGGGAATTTTCTTGAAATCTATAAATTACATATTAATAAACAAACTTAAATCATTGCCACGCCATGGCGCGCGAGGCGAACAGGCTGATCCAAAGAAAAGATCAGAAATCAAACGAGATACAGACGAAATCGGTGCAACACCGGCATGGATCCAAATGCAAAAAGACGCCTCAAACGAACTTAAGTATTTTGGAAATGAATTAGAAAAAGCTAGAGTCAACGCTATAACGCTAAACGAAGTTTATAAAGGAATGCAAAATTCTTTAGGTGGCTTAACTTCTGAATATTCAGCGCTGAGTATGGGAGTGGGGAAAACAATGCATCAAGTCTCATTGTTTAATAAGAACATACTTCAAACAATTAAAAATACAACATATCTCGAAGAGAAAAATAAAGCTTTAAATAAAAGTTATGGACTGTCAAGTATAGGTGCAAATAAGTTTAGTAAACAATTAAGAGACGTAGCAGTTCTTTCCGGTGTTGGTTCTGATAAAATGTTTAAATATGCAGAAGGAATAAAAGGTTTAACTGGTGGATTTATGACCTCAACAAAAGGAAATTTAGAATTCAATGCATCATTATTACTAGGACAACAATATCTACAAAGTAATATGGGGTTAACTGAAGAAGCTGCAGTAAATTACGAACGATATGCAGCATCTATAGGTAAAACGGGAATCGAAGCAGCTGCAGCTACTAATGAATATGCTAAAGCAATTGCAGATAAAACCGGAATGGATGCAACACAAGTTCAAAAAGATTTATTAGAGGGAGTTGCTAATGTATCATCTGATATAGTAGGTCAATATAGTAAAATGCCCGGAAATTTAGAAATAGCAGTAATGAAAGCTAAATCATTAGGTATAAGCATGGACCAACTTCATCAAACAGGTCAAGGTTTATTAGATATTGAATCATCTGTAGGTAAAGAATTAGAATATCAACAGTTAACAGGTAAAAAATTATTAGTAGACGGAAATAAAAGTTTAACTAATGAATATCGAATGGCTACAATAAGGGGAGATGGTGCACGTCAAGCAGAATTAATGGCTAAATTCATAGAAGAAGAGGGCGATAATCTAGAAAATAACATGTTTGCTAGAAAAAAAGCTGCAGAGCTTTTTGGAATGCAGGAAGGCGACATGATGCGAATGAAGCAACAGCGAGATATACTAGCTAGTATGGGAGCAGAAGATTTATTAGAATTAAATGAAGGAGATGTCAAAGCCGTAGCTGAAGATTTAAAAGAACGGGGTGTAGGAAAAGACGAAATTAAAAAATTCATGGATGCTTCAGATACAAGAACTACCGCAGAAATAAGCAATGATTATTTAAAGTCTATAGATGAAAAACTGATCAGAGGCAAACAATTAGACGACGTCGGAATGGAGAAATTGCGTAAAGATAGTAAAGACTATGCAGAACACCAAAATCAAATGAAAGTGAATCTTGTATCATTATCAAAATCCATTGGCCCCATTGCTATTAGTAGTGAAAAGATTTCAACTGCTGCATCATCAATCAAAGAAATGGGCGAAAAAATACCTATTTTCGGAAATGTTTTGAAAAAAACACTTGGAAAAGTGAACGATTGGCTCGTGGACCTTAAAACAGAAGGAACACCAGAAGCAGAAGATTTAGTTTCATATCCAGGTACTGGTGCTAGAGTATTAACTGGACCATTTGGTGCATTTCAATTGAATCCTAAAGATTTTATAATGGCTGGAGATCCTAACAATATGGTTGCTCCAAGCGGAGCAGATCCTACTGCCTTAGTTGCAATGATGGTAAACGCAATAAATGGTTTAACCGTTCAAGCAACAATATCTCCGGATATGTTTATGCAAGCCTCAGAACTTAATAATTCAAGGAATTTATCATGAGTCCAAATATATCAAACACAATATCAAAAAATATAAGTAATACATTAAAAATAATTCAAAAGAAACCATATGCTCAATTATATGTAGACGCAAAATTATTATCATTGGGAGGAGAATATTCTAGATTTAGTAGTATATATAATACAAAAACACCTCCATTAAACTATGAAGTGAAACTTCCATTTACAGATGCACCAAAAGGATTTTCTGAAAATTCTATCATAACTAAAAATTCATTAACAGATAATCCATTTCAATTAAGAAGAACAAAAAAACAAACATCAGAAAGTCAGGCACTTGCAGTAAATGAATCTAATAGATTCTGGCAACCTCAATTTGCAAAATTTACAAATGTTACTCCAGAAAGTGTAGCAAGAAGAATTACCGGCTTAGCTGCATTATCTGCCGCTTCATTAACAGGTATCCCGATGATAGCACAGGTAGGTCAATCTGTAATAGAAGCAACAGCTAATCCGGAACAATCACCATTACGACAATATAATACTGGTCCAATTAAATCATATAAAAAAATACCAGGAGTTAAATATGCAGACTTTAGATCTAGACTTTGGTCAGATGCTGCATCAGGAGCTGCATCAATAAGATTAGATGGTGTAGGAGCTCTAACAAGAAAAAGTGTACTTGCAGGAATATATGCAGCAGCTACAGCTTCGCCAATCGGAGCTTACTCTGTTTTCAATTTAAATGGGGTTGGTTCAATGGGATATGGTTGGGGTGATCATGATAATCCTTTTGCTCTTCGAAAAGACTTTACTGCATTAAGTCATCTCCGCACGAAATGGGTACCTGCAGAACCTGCTAAAGGTAAACCTGGATTTTGGAAACGTACTGGTAATCCATTAGAAGTTGCAACGCCATTTCGTGGAGACAAAGTAACAGTAATTGACTTCGGACAAAGAAAATTAGAAGATGCATATTTATGGAATGGTAGAAATATAGCTAAATTAGCTGTCGGGTCAGTTAGAGCAAATTTAACTCAAGATTTTATTAAATTTTTCTTCACCGGACCTAGTTTAGATGGAACAGCTGACACCGAAGACAAAGAAGATGATATCATAGTATTTAGAGCGACCATGGGCGGCATTACCGATACCCATTCTCCAGAATGGACAGCACAGAAAATGATAGGAAGAGCAGATCCTAATTATATTTATGGGGGATATAGTAGTATAAGTTTTGATTTTGATGTATATGCAACATCTAGAGATGAAATGAAACCAATATATCGTAAATTAAACGCATTAGTTGGATATACTGCTCCTATATATAATAAAACTGATATTGCAATGGAAGCCCCATGGATGCGATTTACATTAGGAGATTTATTTTACCAAACACCAGCAATATTAGATTCTTGTACTGTAAATTTAGGTTCAGATGATTCACCATGGGAAACTAACATAACCAAAGACCCCGAAATGATGGAAGTACCAATGAAATTTAATATTTCTGTAACATTAAAAATACTTACAAATGCAGTACCACAAAAAGGCGGTCGTTTCTATACGTTGGCTAAGAAATTAGATAATAATGGAGAAACTAAGAATGGAAATGATAATTGGTTAAGTGATTTTAATGTAAATTCAGATATTGTACCACCTCCACCAAAAAAATAGGAAAAATTATGGCACGTTACTCAACAACATCAATTAGAAAAGATAATAACGGAAAACGAAGAAAATCTACTACTATATTTCCTAATATACCAAAATCTACAGAAGATATTTTTATAAGAACAACAACTCCAGAGCGATTAGATAAATTAGCAGATAAGTTTTACAATGATGTTTCTCTATGGTGGGTTATCGCCGCAGCAAACGGAGTAGGCAAAGGTACATTTATTATTCCAAAAGATACAAGTATAAGAATACCTAGTCAAAATGAAGTTACTGATATATTAATTAAAACAAATAATACAAGATGAGTGATATTTTTTATAGCCAAGTAAATAAACATTTACAAGACGAATTAAATGCCCGTGGTAAAGCTGGTTTTCATAATCGCTCTAAAAAAGACTTTGATTTCATGTTAGGTAAAATTGCTAATATTGAAATCATTCCATATACTTCTTCATCACGTTCAGACGATACTAAAATTAAAGGAGCTGAACTCGGAGGATTTACTACACGACAAGGTGAATTCTTACCTAGTGGGCCAAATGGCTATTTGAAAGACAGAACTAAAAAGTTAATAAATAATACTATTTCTGAAGATGGCACAATTAGTACAGATGAAAGCGAATATACAAATAAATCAAGAAGAACACCTCCATATATAACATCAGCAGAAATAAGCATTGGAGATCACTCACTGGGTCTTATGAATACTGCTACTATACAATTTATTATACCTAATCCTCAAGCAGATTTAAATTTTATAGAATCAACATATTTTAGACCCGGACGTCACGTATCCGTTAAATTAAAACATCCAGAATCTGCAATTATAACAAGAGGTGACAACTCCGGAATGTTATCTGCAGATTCCGGTTCTGGTTTTGAAACAACTGAAAAGATTAATAAATTACAACAAATTTTTCCTAATAGAAATTTAGATGAATTTAGAAAAATGAATGTCACAACATTCGATGGTCAAATCATTAGTTTTGATTTATCATATCAAGCAGATTTATCTGTACAAGCAAGTATATCATTACGGGGCGCTAGCGCTACATATACAGATGTTTCATTATTAATGGATGAAAATAAAAAATCTGCTAAAAAAGATCCAAAAATTACAGTAAATGACCCTTACAAGAAAAGTGAAAAATCTGATTATGTCCAAGTAAACCATCAAATTCTAGCAGCTAGTGACACCAAAGCACAAGAAGCAATTAGAGATAAAACAGGAATCTTAGGAACAAAATATTTAAACCCACAAACAAACGCAGAAACTTTTATTCCATTAGGATCATATATTACTGGAATGGGAGATTTATGGAAAGGTAATGCTGAAGAATATGAAAATAGAGTAAAAGAAGAAAAAGCAAAAAAAGAAAAAGCTAAATCATTTTATAATAAATTATTAACAGAATTTGAAGATAATGCCATAAAATTTTGGAAAGCAAAAAGAAATAATGTAACAGATTTTAATAGTTTAAAATTAAAAGAAAATTTTATGCATTTTAATCTTAATCAAGAAAAAGAACATATAGGGATATGGGCAAAATCATACCCCGGGGCTGATACTGGTATTAGTAAATATATAAATTTAGAATGGTTAATTGATTTCTTAAATGCTGATATCGCACAAAAAACAAAAGATGATTTTGCTAAAATTATTTTTACATCAAATAAATCATTAACTCAATCTACGTATTATCCGGAATTAGTATCTACAGATCCAAAAAATATTATTTTAAATCTTAATACGTGTACATATGGTAAAAATCTAGATGTAGAATTGCAATGGTTATGTTCTCGAAAAGGATCAGAAGAATCAAATGCAAATGGGGAATATGAAGGTAATTTGTCTTTAGAAAAGAAAAAAAAGTACCAATCTAATAATATTGTTAATGGAGAAACTGTAACATTGTTACCTGGAAGATTTTTTATTAATATGGATTTAATAAAAACTATTATAACTAAATTAAATAATCAAGGTAGGTTGGTATCTCAAGGACCAGCACAAGTATTAAAAATGATTAGTAGTTATATCGAAAAGGCATCTGCAGGAACTATACATTTAAAATTAGTTACCCACCCAGATTATACACAACAAAATAAATTATTATTTGCTGATTCAAAACTTATAAAAAGAAAAAAAGATGAAACCAAACAAGTAGTAACGCCGTATATTATACCAATGTTTTCAAATAATCCAAATGGAAGTATTGCACATTCATTTACATTTTCTGGTAAATTGCCTAGTGATGCGAGTAATTTATCATTTGTATTAAATCAAGGCGGAGAAAATGCTAGTGAATCTGATATTGCTCCATATTTAGCATGGATGTATTCGCAATCATCTGTAACAAGAACCGCTCCTGATGGAAATATTATTGAAACCTCCGGAAATATGTTAACTCCTGAAGTATTACAAGCAAAAAAATTAGAATATAAAACAACACATGAAAAATCATTAGAATCTTATAATTTAGCAAAAGCAGAATTTGCAAAAGATCCAAATTCGACTGACAGAAAAATAGCAATGGCTAAAGCTGCAAAAAAATACATGAAATATCCAACCCCGGATATTATATTATCAAATAATTTAGCAAGTCCTACTATTCCATTTACTGCAGATTTTACTATCGATGGTATAAATGGATTTAGATATGGAGACGTAGTTGATTTTGCAGGGTTACCTGATAGATATAGAAATAATGCAGTTTTTAGTATAATTAATATGACTCATACTATTGATACTTCTGGAAAATGGACTACTAGTATAAAAACTATGATGAGAATAGAGGTAAATAATTAATGAATTTAAGATTAAAATCATATTATATTGCAGACGATGTAGAACCAAATTTATATACAAATGGGGATGAATATCTTATTGTAGAATCTGGAATGCCATATACTGGCCTATATCACAAATATACAACCGGAGAAACTTTTACATTATCAAAATGGAATCCAAAATTATCAAAAAAATTAATCAATATACAAAAAAACGAAAATGATCATCCGAATGTTTTTATGTATAAACAAATAAAAAATATTAAAACTAAATATAACTCAATATATTCGGTACCATGTAAAATAACAAATAATGATAGAAATTTAGGTTATGTTAATAGATTTTTTATTAAAAAAATTAATAATACTAATATATTTGAAATAGATGAAAAACAATTTAATGATTTGCAATCAGAAAAAATAGATCCAAATTTATATTTTGCAGTAAAAATTAAATGGACTATTTCTGGTGTTTTAAAAGATACTATAAAAAATGGAGTTAATATCGAATCAATATCAACACTCAATCAAAAAGAAATAAATAATAAGTCAAAGAAAATGCCAGGAATATCTAATTTATTATCTAATTTAACACAATATTATTCAGATACTGATATTACTAGTCCAAAAGATATTAACAATTCGGCTATTTAACTTTTTTTTCTTATTATTAATATATGATACTGGATCATAACGAAGAAGTTACTGCAATATTGCAAGATATACAAAATAAAAAAACTTTATTAGTACCTATATTCTGTA